CAACGATGCTTATGGTTTAGGAATTGTTTACTCGGCGATGTTTGATGTGAATAATGTTTTGCAGTTGTCAAAAGATGAACATATGCTGATGAGTAGGAAAGCTAATAGTCCCTATGATATAACTATGGGTAAGGTTGTTGGTGATAAATATGTTAAGCCGAGCAAGGAAGCAATAACCAAAATGGGTAAAGATTTGGAGTGGCTGAATAATAAGCATGAGTGGGTGCACGATGGATTGACAGAGATTAAGGCGCTGGACTTTGGAAATATTGGTGACAAGTTTACAGGACCATTGGAACATGATGTCCAAATGTTGTTTTATGATTTTCAAATACCTGCTGTGATTATGGGGATGGCTAGAGTGCCCGAAGGATTGGCAAAGGTACAGATGGATGCGTTTGAGAGAAGGATTAGTTCTATACAGGCTGAAGCTGAGAAAGTTATTGAGAATAGTATATTTAAAAGAATATTAATTGCAAATGGTATTGATGCTCATGTTGAATTTGTTTGGGGAAGACCAAGTAACACTGAACGGTATGAGAGGTTGCAGAAGATTACAGAACTTATAAAGTCGCCAATGATATCTCAGAGTTTGAAGTTATTGATGGAGAAAGATATTGTGCAATTGATGGAGTATGACGAGAAGGAGTTTGAGGAAATGAGTGAGGAAGAGGAGAAGAAGAGAGAGTTAGAGAGGACACAGCCATTGGTTCCTGGACAGAATGCAGAGAAGCCACCATTTGTGCCAAAAAAAGAAGAGTTGTATGTTGATGAGATTATAAGAAAGAAGGGAAGCGAATGGTGCGTGTTCAGTCATACGACAGGGAAGAACCTTGGTTGTTTTCCGAGCAAGGCTGGGGCAGAAAAGAGATTGGCACAGTTGGCGAAGTTTAAGGAACATGTTTGTGATGATAGTTGTAATCATGTTGAGGAAAGCGATAAGTATAGTGATATAGATGAGTGGTTGGGGTTTAATTATAAAGAATATGTTGAAAATATTGAAAACTCTATAAGAGAGTTTGATTTTGAAGTATTGGCGGGAACGTCCGGAACAGAAATAGCAGCAGGCAGATTGTCTTCTGGACAAGTAAGGGCATTGAAGGAGGTGTTGCGTGAGGGCTTTGCAAAAGGGTTGAGTATGACTGAGATAGCACGGAACATTGAGAGGAGAGTTAAACCTACTGATTTATTTAAGATGGAAGGTGGTAAGGTTTTGAAAGACGCTAATGGTGTTCCTATTGTGAGTAGCCCAGCAGGAATAAGGAGCATGGCAATAGCGAGAAGCGAGATTACAAGGTTGGCGAATATGGGCGCAGAGAAACAGTTTTTGAAAGCAGGATATACAAAAGAAAGATGGGTGGCAAGTTATGGTGCAAGGACATGCCCTGAGTGTGAAGCGTTGGATAATCAGATATTTACTATTGGTGTTGATAGACCACCATTGCCTTTACATACTAATTGCAGATGCATGGTTGTGCCTGTGACAGAGGTGATATAATGGGACAAATACATGGAAGTGGTGCAGGGAATTGGAATAATACAGCACTCGTTGATGATACAGGTCATTTGTGGGTTGGTGTAAGTGGGACTGTCGATATAAATAATATCACTGGGAGTATTGTGATTGGTTCTGTTTCTGCTAATGTAGATAGTATGTATATTCAATCTGGTGATAATATTAATTTAGGAACTGCATGGAGTGGTGTCGGTAGTGACAATGTTAATAATAATATAGTTTTGGATAAGGTTAGAGTAAGAGATAGTGGAATTGTATGTTTTCCTAAAGATGAAGATAGAATGATTAATGGGAATATGTATCAAGCTGGTTCTTATATCATGGGTATGCCAGATGGCGCTTCTGGCGGAGTGTTTCTTGTTACTGGGTTGAATGATATACATTTTGCTTTTGATGCGAGGACAGATGGTGATACTGTATTTGAGTTTTATGAAAATTCGATGGTTGGTACAACGAGTGGAGTGTCATTACCAATATTTAACAGAAGTAGGCATGCAGCAAAATTGGGAAGTGAAATTGATGCAGAATTATTTGTTGACCCAAATTTGTCAAGTGATGGGTTGATGATACATAGTGCAATGTTTTTAGGAGGGAGTGGGGCAAGTAGTAAATTTGTATCAGCAACTGTTTCTGTAGCGCCACAGAATGCAAACTGGTTATTGGAAGCAGGGTCGGGTTATTATATGAAATTTGTTAATGTTGCTTCAAGACCACTAAATGCAGATTTTAATATAGTGATGCATGAGCATGGACATTAAAATGAAACAAATATATAAAAACTTATACTATGATGAGAAGGAAGGGGGATATTGGTTTATAAATGGTGATGATAGAAAACAAGTTGTTAGTCAAGAAGCTTATTTGTTAATATATCTTATAGAGATAATGGGGGCTATGAAATGATTCAGCCAGGAACGAAAGTTAGACCACCATGTGAGATTTGTGGGGAGGGAGCATTGGTATTTATGTTTGATGCATACTATTGTGGATGGTGTGTTGCGAAGATGGATAGGTTGAGTAAGGAGAAGCAGAGGAAAGAGATGGAGGAGATGTTAAAATGATTTTTATATGTCCCCGTTGCCAAAGAAGGATTGTTGCAGATGATAAAACAAAAGACTATTCTCATGAGTGCAATTCTGGTAATCTCACTCTTGATAATGAGGATGTTGTGAAGATGGGAACGTGGACAGATTTTACTGGAAGTGCAGTGGTGAATAATGCAGAGACGCAAGGAACGGAGAATAAATTATTTGGTACGAGAGGCGGGATTGAGGGTGAAGATGTTAGTAATGTGACGAGGAGAGGGGCAAGGGCAAGCACACATCGTTCACGTCAACATTTCGAGTTTATAGAATTACAAGGAGGCGGACAGAAATGAAGAAGTTGGATATTATGAATGAAAGAGATTTGGTTGCACCTGGAGATGTTTGTAAGTGGCAAATTGTTGGAGGAAAGGCATCGAAGACAGAAGATATAGTGCCTGAAGTCAAGGAAGAAATAAAAGTTATTGGTCCCGTTGTTAAGGAAGGGATTAAGGAAGTTGAGATTGTCAAGAAGAAACTTGCTAAAAAGAAAAAGGAGGCAGAGAAGAAATGGGTGATGTAAAAGAGGATTTTAAGATTATTGTAAGGGAACTGAATAAAGCAAACGAAATTAAGGATGTCGGTTTTAGTTTGAACACTTCACAATCTGGGTCAGCAGGATTTATAACAAATATAATAAATGGTGTTCTGGAGGGCGTTATTATAAGTTGTGATTCTCAGTTTGATTTGGCTATAAGTCTTGATGGTACAAATATTGTTTTGTTTGATGGAATAGTAAACGGTGGGCGGTATTTGCCTATAAGGGCGAGCGCGATGTGGTCTAATGGCGAAAACTTTTTGTCTAGTCCAGAGAAGTGGGCGTTGAATAACAAATTAAGGGTTGATGTGACGGGTGGTCTGAATAAAAGTATTAGTTTTATTGTGAGGTACTGTTAATGGTTGCAGGGCAATTCACTGTTATTGGCAGTAGGACAGGAACAGATGATTATAGGTATCAGATGGATGTTACTTCTGAAGGTGCTGTGCCTGTGAGTGGGACAGTTGGTATTACTGGAAGTATTGTTATTGGAAGTGTCTCGGCGCATGTTGATAGTATTTATGTTGCCAGTGGAAATAATATTGAGGGAAGTATGTTTATCTTAGGTCAACCTGTGAGTGTCAATGCAACACAATCAACTAATCCTTGGATAGTCCTTGGTAGTGCGAATGTTACAAATGCCGATGCTTCTAATTTAAATGCTCAAGTTGTTGGAGAAATAGCACACGACTCAGCAGACTCAGGAAATCCTTTGAAGGGTGGGGGGAAGGCAATTGATTATACACCCGATACAGATGCAGAGCAAGGAGCAAGTGAAGTAACAGCAAATGATAGGGTAAATCAGGCTTTTAATTTGCGTGGAGAAACTATTGAAGGAGTTAATGCAAGATATAATGTTTTGGATAATGTTTCTGATACTTATGATGATGTAACATCAACAGCTACTTCAACTGCAATAGATTGCTGGAATTATCGGTATGCTACTTTGGGGTTTGAATTAGACATAGCAAATACTCCAACAGATATAGTTTTTGAAGTCTGGGTTTCAATAGATGGAACTAATTATGTAAAAATTATGAATGATTTTTTAGGTGATTGGAGATATGATGATACAGCTGTTGGGGCAGGAATAAAAGAAGGATTAACATTTTACTTGCCAGGAAATAAGATAAGAATTAAAGTGACAGCAACAGGCACAACAGCAGTAAACACTTTCACCGTCGCTAATGCTTGTCTTTATTTAAGCAATTAGAAGGAGGTACAAATGGTAGATAAAAAGAAAATAGTTTACATTGAAGAATCGAAAGAGATTGTCTTTGACTTATTGAAATCCGTAGCTCCAGCATTGTTCGGAGACAAAGTATATGCAGATGCTGAAAGCTTCTCTGAATCAGGAGATTCAAGTTGTTTAAGGATTACTTTTAAAGATGAGGTTGCATAGTGGCATTAAAATCTTATGACTGGAAGGGAAATTTAATTCACGACTTCGGAGGCAATCAGTATCGTTATCTTGATTACATGGGTGGTGGATATTTTGCAGCTATGTGGAGGACTGGTTTTCCCAATATGGACACTTACGGGATTATTAAGATTACAAATGGTTCTGTGCATACTGTTAGGACATTAACAGCTAGTCTTTCTATTCTCGGCACTGTTAAGGGTGGGGTTGTGCATGACGGGCATCATTTTTATGTTGCAAGAGAAGCCAAGACAACAAGACCATCAATTCTTTACAAAAGATATCTTGAAAAGTATGACTGGAAAGGGAATGTGATATTTAAAAAAGAGATACACTCAACAGGATTCTTAGTAACAAACAAATCTCATTGTATAGAGCTGGACACTAATAGGATAATTTATGCGACTAATGGAGGACTTGTAAAAAGCATAAGTCCAAACAATTTTACTTTAGGGCAGTCAGTTTATAGACTGGCGGTGATAGCAAACTACTCTGAATTACTGGATATTTGCATGACTAAACATAGAATCATTACAACAAACTTAGACAGTGGGGCAAACGCTAAAGGAGTTATCGTTTGGGACAAGACCAAGACAGCTAATAAAATTATCAACTTCTTTCCCATTGCCTATACAAGTGGTATTTCAACAGGTGTTACAACAGATGGAAGAGTAATTTATGTTGGGATATGAAAAGCAAAAACTGGGGAAACTTGTAGTTGAGGGCGAAAAAGAGCAATTTTATATTATTTAAAACTAATGTTTTATAAATATATTATAGTTATTAGATATGAGGTGTAAATGGTTTTGATAAATAAAAAAGAAAAAGATTGGCATGTGCTTGAGTTTTTTATGCCAATTAAGGAAAGCGCCACAGTTGGAAAAGACTTTTTTATACGTGGTATGGCTATAAATGAGACCACTACAAGGAATGGAGTAAAGTATATTGCAACTGAGCTTGAGAGAGCAGCACCAAGTTTTAGAAATAAACCGATATTATTGGATCATAAGAATGAAGTTATGAGCACTGTTGGTAGAACAACTGAAAATGTTAATTTTAGTCATGATAAAAAAGGTATTGAGTTTGAGGCAAAGATTATGGATAAACAAATTCAGTCTATGATTAATGATGGCAGAATTACAGATGTTTCTATTGGTGCCAAGGTTCAAGACCTTGTGCAAAATAAAGATGATGAGTCTGTTACTGCTGTCGGTATGGAGGGATTAGAGATTAGTTTAGTTGCTGTTCCTGGAGACCCAGGAGCAAATATCGCAACTGCGATACAGAATTGTTTTGAAATTAAAGAAAAATTAAAAGTTGACACGATTAAAAATGATGAAAGGGGGGATGTAAACATGACAGAGAAAACACCAGAGAAAGAAGTTGTTGCTGTTAAAGAGGAAGCCAAAACAGAGGTTAAAGAAGAAGTTGCCAAAGAAGAAGTTCATAAAACACAAGTGAATGTGGATATGAGTGGAATCAATGAAATGACTAAAGAGCTTCATGCAATGAGAACAGAAATTGCAGAAATGAAAAAGATAAAGGAAGAAGAAGTTATTGTAGCGCCTATGGAAAAACCTAAGGAAGAACCTAAAGATGAAACTGTAGGAGTTGTAGGTGGCGAAGTGGCACCAGCAGAAGAAGCAACAGAAGGATTCATAATCGAAAAATCAGATGAAGGAAGAGGATTTCAGATTAGCATGGATTATAATAAAGCAGGAGAAACCAAGTTGAAAAGACTTGTAGTTTAAATAAATTTTATTTTTTTTATTTTTTTTAAAATTATCATATTCACAAACTGAAAGGGGGAAAAAGAAAAAGAAATGGCACAAAATCCGTATGGATACGTCCCGATTACAGATGGCGGAGCACCAAGAATCATAACTGGGTATGCAAAAGAAGTGATTAGTGGTGGTCAGTTAGTTAGCACCTCAGGTGCAGCAGGCGTTGTAAGTAGTGGTACAGATAGTTTCATAACTTCTGATATTCAATTCTTCTTAACTACAGGAAGCGGACAGTTTGTAGGAATTGCTCTTCATGAGGCAATTAGTGGAGCACCAGTAAGTGTTGCAACAAGAGGTTCATTCATCCTTGAGGTTAGTGGAACTAATGTTGAAGCAGGATGGCATGTTGGATGTAACGACCAAAGTGAAGTTATTTACATTGGAAGTCATGCGTTAGGTTATAGTTCAGCTATAAACCAGATTGGAAGAGCATGGACAACAGGAAGTGAAGCAGATTACGTCATTGTTGATTTACATGGATAAAATGGCAGAACAAAAAATGAAAGCAATTCATGAATTGTTACAGACAGACATTGGAACAGAGGGTAGTCTTCTTATTGTTAAAAAGATTTATGACACACTTATTGAAGCAGTAGACAAAGCTTTAATTCCAAGAAGTGAAGCAGCAATTATTCTTGGTCCAAGTGATATTCCGGGCAGTAGTACTGATATCAATTTAGTCGACCCTAATACAATGGACGTTAGAGTGGTTGGAGAAGGAGCAGAAAGTCCTATTGATAGAGCAAGATATTCTGAAGATAATTTCAAACCAGTTAAATATGGTGTTGCAATCAGGATAACAAAAGAAATGCTTGAAGATGGTAAGTGGAATATGTTACAGCAAAATGTTATGACAGCAGGTAAGAGGTTTGCAGAGAATGAAACAAGTCTTATCCTTGCTAATGCACTTGATAGCGCTCAGAACACTATTACAGGTGGAGCAGCAATAACTATTGCGAACATAACAAGAGGAATGCAATATCTAGATGATGAAGACTATACACCGACATCATTATTTGTAGGAATGGAAGTGTTGAATGATTTAAGAAACATCGACACTTTTGTTGAAGCAAACAAGATAGGTAACACAGATATGCTTCAAAGAGGATTCTTAGGAACAATCTTTGGACTAAATGTTTTGAAGTTTAGTACAAACGCAGCCCCAAGTTCAACTTATAGCAAGTATGCTTATATCACTGATAAACAACATGCTTATGTAATCGCAGAAAAACGACCTATTACAATCATGAATTTCGATATGCCTGTGTATGATATGAGTGCAGCTAATATTACACAGAGAATCGTTGTTGGTGAGTTAAGGGCAAAAGCAATTTGTAAGATAACGACTACATAAAATTAAATTTTTTATTTTTTTATTTTTTTAAATTCAGTTAGAGAAAGAAGAGAGGTTAGTAAGTAAAACAGGAGAACAAAAGTAATATGAAAGGGGGAAAAGAATAATAAGATGGCAGTTACAAGAGGATTACCAGATGTACAAGCACTTGGAGGATTAAAAGATGGTTTAGCTGGAGATAAACTCGCTGGATTTTTAGGCAGTGAAGCAGTTGTTAGTAATGCGATACAAGCAGGGAGTATAACTCTCGGAACCAATGCAGGTTCTAGTTGGGCTATATTTGGTAAACCATATACAAATGCACCTGTAGTTATAGCTGGGATAGGTTCAGGAGTCTTTACACGAGCAACAGTTGGAGCAGGTTCTGCTTTTATCTATGTGAATAACATAAATACAGGTAGTGCTGAGATAATTTGTGAAACAGGTTCAGGAGCGGTCGGTTATACTGATGGTCCAGTCTTAAATTGGATTGCCTTCGGCACTTACTAATTCTTTTAGTAACGCCGAAGCGCAAGGTCTAAATCTTGACCGATAAGTAAAATGGTTCGCGACAACAGAGTAAAGTTTCATTATATTCCAGGTTCACCAACACTGTATGGAGATAGTGCAACTGGTGAATTAGATATATATGCTGACACTCCAATCAATGGAAGGATTCAACAGATATGGTATGAAGGAGGAAATTGGAATCCTGCTGGTAGTATTACTATAAGTGTTTCTGGAACATCTGCTGGCTTGACAGCAACAGAAGGACAGATACTTAATATGACAAGTGGGACAGCTACAGGACATCACTTAGGTGAAGACTGGGTTGTGTTTCCAAGAGCAACTACAGTTCATACAGATGGAACACCAATATCAGGAGCAGATGGATATGATGAGTTTGCAGAAATACCTGTATGGTCAATATTGCGAGTGCAAGCAGGAGTTGTAGGAACTGGAAGCAACGCAAGTGGATTAACAGTAGTGTATATTTAATTTTTCATAATCACAATGGGAAACTTGACAAATATCCAAGTCGGTAGTGTAGTCTTAAATATGATTGAAGATGTACCACTTACAATTAGTGGTGCGACTTTATGGAATATTGTAGACAATGAACGTCTGTTTGCCGAAACTTATACAGGAGATAGTATTGGTACAAGTATAGGAGAAACATATCAACCGGCAATTATAAGTCTGACCGCAGCAAGTGTACTTAGGTCTATGGAAATGGTTGGAGCTGATGTTAGTAGTGTGAAGTTGGGTGATTTTACTGTTGCAAAGGGCGCAAGTAGTAACACTTCTAGCGCTAGTGATAAGATGAAAGAAGATGGTATGATGAAATTAAATATGCTTGGTCAAAACACCAATTATTATAAGGCACTAGGATAAAAATGACAAAAAACAATGGAATAGCATATGGAAGGGTGACAAGACAAATGGTAATGGATATGAAAGATGATGTGAGTGATATCAAAACTGATATTAAGAACCTTACAAATCATTATTCCAAAAGACTTCCTATTTGGACAACAATACTCATAGCATTACTTTCAAGTTTAGTTGTAGGATTGATTACAAAGGGGGTGTATGGAATATGAAAGAGTTAAGATACGTAGGTAAAAATAGACCGTATGGCATGATTGTAGAAATAGAAGAAAAGAATGTTCATGGTTTACTTGCAAATGGAGAATGGGAAGACCCAACAGCAATAATACAAGCCGAGGTGAAAAATGGCAGTGACAAGTTCAAGTCTACAAAGCGACATTAGTCAGGTTTTAAAGTATGGTGAACAGATAAGATTTAAATATTATAATACTAGCTTCGGCGCTGGTAGTTATTATGATGATGATGTTTCTTATACACAATCTGGAACTGACTTTTGGACATCTGGTTTAGTACAACCCATAGACAAAGTTACTGGTGGCTATGATTCGTTGTTATTGCAACAGGGAAAGATAACTGTTGACGATAAGAAGTGTTATATCTTGGGAACAGTTCAAACGTCTGGTCTTGGTCCAATAAAGATAGGTATGACAGGCAGTCCTACGACAAGGCAGTATGAGATTCTAAATGATGGGCAGACTATTAGTTGGAATGTGAATGGGAGTAGTGTTTATAAAAAAATATATTGTCGTTTTTTAGCAAATGGCTCATTTATAGGAGAGTGAGATGGTACAAGTAAAAGGTACAAAAGGTAATCTTGTATCATTTCAAATATCTGGTATAGCAGAAACTGTTCGGATGTTAAATGCTGCGGGAAAGAAAATAGAAGCTGGTGCTGACCTTGGTGTTGTAAGAGCAGGAACATTTGTCACAGAAGAAGTAAAAGAAAGTGTTTCTGGAAAGAGAGCAGAGACAAAAAGTGTTGATACAGGACATTTTGTAACCGATGTTAAATTTGATAAGACTGGTAAGGCTGAAGGTAAGGTTCATGCTCCAAATACTCCGTATGTTAAGTTTTTGGAGTTAGGCACAAGTAGATTGTCGCCAAGAAGTCATTTTAGGAATACTAGGGCGAGAACTAGGGAAAAGGTGAAGGATATTATACAAAAGGAGATAGGTTTCGGTTGATTAATATTATTTATACCTATTGTTTTATAAATTTGTGTTTATTAATCATATTGACTAAAAGCGATTAGTCAAATATCCAAGCGAGGAAAACAATGGCAATAACAAGCATACGTTCGGCAACTTTCACAGCAGATTTAGTAAACTACATTCGTGATGCTCTCAATACAAATATTACAGATCCATTGAGTAGGAGTCTTCCTGAGAGATTTGTTATGACGGAGTATCCGAGGAGAAAGGTTAGATATCCAATTATAACTGTGATGGATATGGGAAGTAGACAAGAGGCACCACTTGGTATGGGAAGTGAAGGAACGATAATGAGATTGGGAATTGAGATTAGAATATGGGCAAGGAATGTAAAAGAGAGAGATGAGTTGTTTGATAGCATTTATGATTATTTACGAACAAATCAGTTGACCGGCGATGATATAACTGGCGCGAATTTGCACGATTTTAATTTAGATAGTGTAGTGAATGTGAGTGAGGATAATGTTAAATCGAAAGTGTGCGAAATTGCGTACCTTTTCATTTGTGTATAAAATGGTAGGAATAAAAATAAAATATCTTGAAATAGAAAAAAGAAAAAAACTTATGATTAACAATATGAAAGGGGGTAACAATAAAAGATGGTGAAATATTTAGCAGACCAGAATCGGTTAGTCTTTTACTATGAGCCAGATACATATTCAACAGGAAGCAATGTAGGGACGCCTCAGTGGATTGGTCTTGTGCAGGACGCATCACATGATGAGACAACAAATAACATTTCTATAAGGTATCAAGGAAGTACAGACAGAAATGTTGATACATTTGCTAATGGTCCAATAGACTATACAGGAACATTTACTTACTTTCCTCAGGATTGGAAGTTTTTAGCATTTGCAGTTGGACAAGTTGATTCAGGAGCACTTGCAACGGCAGGTTCGCATATGATAACTGAGACAAATAGTGATGATATTATATATGCAGGAAGCACAAATTCATTATTGAGTTTTACATTAGAGGATAGCAAGAATCTGGCAACTGGTAGTAACTTTATAAGAACATTTGGAGGATGTATAGTCAATACATTTGGAGCGACCTTTACACAGGGTGCGCCAGTTAGTTGTGAAGTTGGATATACTGCACAGACAGGAAGTTTAGGTTCGGGAGCAATTACTGCAGCAACGGCTACAACAACAAGACCATATATGTGGAGTGATTCACAGTTACAGATTCCTTCGGGAACAACATATGACAATGTTACTGACTTCACATTCAATGTAAATAACAACTTAGAAGGACAACATTATGTGAATGGTAGCAGAGAGATAAAAAGTCCATTGCCTTTGAATAGGGATTATGAGTTGACCGCTACATTTGTTGCTGACGATGGCAACGCAAGAACACTTTATAACCACTATATTTCGGGAACGACTTTTAATTCTATGATACAAAGTATTGGAAATGCAGGTAGTATATTCCTTGTTATGAGTGGATGTAAAGTAACAGATATGGATGTGCCAAGCCCAGTTGAGGGAATGACAGAGCAGACAGCTACTATTGTTCCTCAACATGTTGCCGCTAAGGTAGTTGATGATATAAACTTGTATGATGCAAGATAATTTGTTTTTTTGTTCCTTTAATTTTTGGGAACATCATATTCAGTAGTGAAAGGAGGAAATAAAATAATGACAGAAATAAAGAAAGAAAATATTATCTTTCAACGAGGAGAAGGGGGAAAATTGATACCGCAAGATGCTATTCTTGAAAATGTAGATGGAAAGCCAACTGTTAATGTAGTTCCATTGACAAGAGGCAAGTTGCAAGAAATTTATGCAAAAGCCACATCGGAGAATATTGCTGAGAGGACAGATGCCGATAGCGATGTAATAAGAAATGGGTTGATTAGTCCTGTGTTGACAGAGCAAGAAATTGTTGATATGAAACCACAGATAATGACATCCATTGCTCAGGCAATACTGGCTGTAAGTTTGGGGGTAAATCAAGAAGACATTTCAAAAAAGACAGAAGAAGCTATTGCTAATCAGGAATTGGTATTAAAAAAAAAATAGAAAATGAAAACGACACAATTTTTTGGTTGCATAAGTATGGTTATACATACTTTACAATACCAAATTTAACATATCCTGAAATTAGTAGATTAGTAGATGCATCAAACAGGAAAGTGAAAAGACAAGAACACGAAAAGAAAAAAATGGATAGAAAAAATAAATCAATGGGAAGAGCAAGGAGAAGATAATGGTATTTGGACAAAGTGGTGGCGAAGTAAACATTGTTATAAATGCTGTAGACAATTTTAGTAGGATTTTTGATAAGGCATCCCTCAGTTTAAAAAACTTTCAAAAGGCTGGACTAATAGCTGGAGCAGCAGGCGCAGCAATTGCTGC